TTTATTGTTGATGGTCTAGCACTTAAACAATCATTTGTAATATACAAAGAAAACTCTACATGGTTAGCTAACTACATTGGTGGTAATTTAGTATTTAGTTTTCAAAAGTTATTTAACGATACAGGTGTATTAAGTAGAAATTGTGTAGCTGAGTTTGATGGTAAACATTTTGTAGTTACTCAAGGAGATTTAGTAGTACATGATGGAGTAAGAAAACAATCTGTAGCTACTGATTTAGTTAAAAAAGAATTATTTGATAACATAAATGATGCATACTATAATCTCACTTTTGTTGCACATAACGTACAGCAAACAGAAATGTGGGTATGCTATCCTACTGTAGGGTCGCAATACTGTAACAAAGCATTAATTTATAACTATGTTAATAACTCATTTACTTTTCGTGATTTGCCTGACATTTATCACATTGGTAATGGAATTGTAGACCCTGGTGCTACATCCATAACTTGGAATACACAGACAGATACATGGACAGATTATAGTGGGGTATGGGGAGAAAGAACCTATAATCCTACAGAAAGAAGTATATTAATGGCAGGTGTTGCAGATACTAAATTGTATCGTGGTGATTTTGGCAGACAGTTCGATGGTGAAAACTACATATCGACACTAGAAAGAAAAGGATTAACCTTAGATGGTAATACCAATACTGTTAAACAAGTAAGAAAACTAACACCTAAAGTAGGTGGTTCAGGACAGGTTGTTATATCAGTTGGAAGTTCTATGTCTCCTAATGGTACATATACTTATACAGCAGGACAAAACTTTGACCCAACACTTAATAACAAAGTAGATTGCAGATCAACAGGTAAATACATCGCAGTAAGATTTCAACACACAGATAACAGTCCATTTGAACTAAATGGCTATGATTTAGAGTATGAAGTTATAGGGGAAAGATAATGGCACAAGCTCCTAAGTATGTACCTAATCCTGTACCTGCTAACTCAGAAGATTTACCAAGATATATATTTGAAGAACTTACTAAGTTACAAGGGGCATTACAAGAAAACCCTATAGCATTTATAGAAGAAAAGAATGTTGCACCTAGCAGAGTAAAGCAAGGCGATATTGCTTATGCTGATGGCACTAACTGGAATCCAGGACAAGGTGAAAACCTATATTACTATGATGGTACTGTATGGAGAGCATTTGCAGGTGGCAGTGGTGCAGGAGACTTTGGTTTTTTTTCATCAACAGTAGACCAATCACCAACATTAGCAGATACAGCTTATGGAATTACTTGGAATACTACAGGAGATAAACAAGGTATATCTGTAGATGGTACAGATACAACTAAATTAAATTTTACTCATACAGGCAAATACTATATTAGTTTTCATGCTTCACTAACATCCGATAGTGCTAGTACAAAAACTGTATATTTTTTTCCAAAGATAAATGGAGCTACATCAGCATCATCTACAATTATTAGTACACTACATGAGAATGGGCAGAAGAAAGTTGTATCAAGAAATGGAATATTTAGCATAACAGCAGGACAATATTTACAAGCAATGTGGGCATCAGATGACACAGATGTTACTTTGAAGAATACTTCAGCTACAGCATTTGCTCCATCAACACCATCTGTTACACTCAGTATTATACAAGTAAGTCAATAGGAGAAAGCAATGATTTATGTATCTGGTATACCTGCAGAGTATATTGATGACGTGTGGGAAGATTGTAAACAATATGTAGAAATGGGTAATAACAAATCCCAAGAAGAAATGGATGTACATGATATCTACTTCTTCTTAAAAGAAAAAGAAATGCAACTGTGGGTTATCTTTGACAAAGATAATGGCAAAGAAATTAAAGCAGTTATAACAACACAGATTCTAAACTATCCACAAAAGAAAGTGTGTCGTATCGTTACATTAGGTGGCAAACAAATGGACACATGGGTAGCAGAAACACTAGAGATACTGGAAGAATGGTCACAAGAACAAGATTGTAATGCCATGGAAACAGTATGTCGCAAAGGATTTATTAAAAAATTAAAAGATTTCGGATATGAACAAACATATACCATACTCGGAAAAGAACTTACAACCATACACTAGGAGATTTATATGAGTAAAGGTGGAGGTGGCGGTACTAATACTGTCCAAAAAGCTGATCCATGGGCGGGTCAACAACCTTATTTAACAGATATATTTGGACAAGCAAAACAATTATATCAACAAGGACCGCAAGAATTTTATCCAGGAAGAACTTATGCTGAAGCTAGTCCTACTGTTTATCAAGCAGAAGAGTTACAAAAACAAGCAGCATTAGCTCAAGCAGGATTAGGATTAGGTTCTATTGTTCCAGGATTTCAAGAATCACTTATGAGTCCTGTACAAAGATTTCAAGATCCTATGTTAGATGAAGTTTTATCAGCAAGACTAAGACCTATAGAAGAAAGCACATCTAGGTTGTTACAACAAACAAGGCGTGGTGCTACACAAGCAGGTCAATTAGGTGGTACAAGACAAGGAATAGTAGAATCTGAAGTATTAAAAGATATGCTTACAAAGCAATCTGATGTCGCAACAAAAATGTATGGTGATTTGTATGGCGATGTTATGAAAACACAAGCTGCAACACTCGGACTTGCTCCTAGTATAATGAGTACATTTGCTCAACCTGCAGCAACACTAGCTCAAGTAGGTGCAGCAGAAACAGCAAGAGCGCAACAACCTATAACAGAAGCTATGCGTAGATTCTCATTTGAACAAGCTGCGCCATATGATGCTTTAACAAGATATGCAAATGTTGCAGGTAACACTATTTTGCCAGGAACTGTATCACAAACTGGCGGTATGGAAGGACCAAGCACACTAGCGAATATGACAGGTGGAGCATTAACTGGTGCTGCTTTAGGGGCTCCTTTTGGAGGAAGCACATTTATGACATCAATGGGTCCATGGGGTGCTGCCGCAGGGGCATTATACGGATTATTAAGTTAAGGAGACTTTTATTATGAATCAAATAGTAGGATCAATAGGACCAGATGGTAGACCTATAAGTTTATTAGATTTTGCGCTTGGGGTAAGACCTGTTAGACCAGGAGGTATGGTTAGCGGACCTGCCCGTATGACACCTTTCGAATTACAACAAATGTATAAAGATAAACCTTTTATTCCTGATAGCGCAACATCAGGTATAGTTCCACAAGCTACACAAGAATTAATACAACAAGGTGTAGGCGGTGCATATGACTTAGAAACAGGACAAGTAAAACCTGGCGGAATAATGGGAATGTTATCTAATTTGGGAGATCAATTTAGTAATTTATCAGGACCAGAAACAATGAATTTGTTACAAGGTATTGGAGGATTATTACAACAACCCGATGCTCCTACTATGCCGTCATTAAGAATGCCAACAGCAACAGCAGGAATAAGATTGCCTGAAGTAGATTTGATGCAATATTATAAAGGATTACTCTAGGAGATATAAATGGCAAGAAAAAAGAAAATTAAATTACCAGGAACTACGGGTGTATTTATAAGACCTTCCCAATCTAAAACATTTTATCCTGGAATTTTGCAAGGAACAGAAGTTAATCCAATAGATTTGCCTGAAGATGACATAAGAGTACAAAAAAAGATAGCTAAAAAAACAAAAGAAATAAAAAAAATATTAAACGAAAGGTCTTCTGGACAAAGGTTTAAATTTGAAGACAGAGTTCCTAATAGAAAATTTAATATAGGTGGAACATTTAGAGGTATACTCGGTCCATCACTTGATGAAGACGATCCTAGAGTTCAAGAACAAATAAGAAAAAGAACTGCTGCATTAAATTTACAAAGAGAACAACAAAAAATAATTGCAGAGGGTAATAAAAAAATGAACACTACAGGTGGTTATAGAATATTTGACCCTAATAAAGCTAGTCCATTAGCTAAAAGAATGGCAGAAGGTGGCTTTTTAAGCAGTACAGCACTAGGTGCAGGAAGACTTGCTGCAAGGGCAATACCCGTAGTAGGAACAGGTTTATTAGCATATGAAGGAGCTAAAGCATTAGGGTTTGATCCTTTTGCAGAAGAAGAAATACCACAAGCTAGACCACAAGCGCCAATAGTAGATATTAATAGAGAGCCAGGAATAAGACTTAGCCAAACATTAAGACCAACAACTCAATCTACAGCAAAAGAAGTTTTAAATGCAGCGATGTTAAAATATGGTTTAGAGTTAATGAAAGATACAAGACCAGGTCAAACACCTGTAACACAAGCAATAGAAGCTGCTACTTCTGTAGGCAAAGAACAAAACATTTACAGAACAGGAGCTGAAGCTTTACAAGCAGGTAAAGCTGCTGTTGGTGATGATGCAAAAGTTTCTGTATATCAAAGAAAAGATGGAACATACGGATATCAAGCTACTACACCAACTGCAACTAAGTCTGCATTAAGTAGTTTTTTACCTGACACAACTAAAACAGCACAGACTCTTACAAAAGAACAAGTAGATTTATATTTAAGAGATAATCCAAATCTTACAAGAGAACAGCTAGTAAGCGCACTCGAACAACAAGGATATACAATAACAGGAGAATAGTGTGGTCGATTTGATAGTACCAAAAGAACTTTTAAAACAAAATAGTGTTGAGCTAAATGTACCTGTTGAGCTGGGTGGAAATGCACCATTAAAAAACTCTACATTATTAGGAGACAAAACAAATATTGATCCTGTAATCGACCCACAAAAACAAGCATCTTTAACACAAATGGGAACAGCATTAGCTGCCGAAATAGGAATAAGCGAAACAGGGAGAATAGCTGGTGCAACTGTTGCAGGACCTATTGGTTATATAATTGGAGGTTTAGCTTCTGGTGCAGCAGGTTCTTATATAGCACAAAAAAATGATTAATCCAGATAACATATCTGCAGGAAGAATGTTAGCTGACGCAATGATTAACTTGATACCTGGGGCAAAAGGTAAAAGAGGTATGGATGCTATAAAAGATGCAACTATAAGACAAGGAGCTATAGGAGCAGGAATAGGAGCAGGTGGAGTTACTGTAGAAAAAGGTTTTGACGAACAACGTATGCCAACAATAGATGAATTAACTAGCGCAGGATTTACTGGCGCAGCATTAGGAGCAGGGTTAGGTTTAACTGGGGCTGCTTTTAGTAAAGCTTATAGTAAAATAGAAGGTTTAGAATCTAGAGATGTTCTTAGATTAATAAATACAGATAAAGATGTAGGAACATTAAGCGAAAGATTAAATATACTTAGAAAAAAACAACAAGAAAACTTTTTAAAAGAAAACGAAGAAAGATATTTAAGTGCTAGAGAAAACTGGGATGATGAAAATATAAGACAAAGAATGATACAAGATGAAGTAGCGGGTGGTTTGTATAAAGATAGTGAGGGAATGTTTAGTCAAAATAAAGTTTTTTTAAAAACATTAGGTAAGGATGATGCCGACTACTACTTACAAAAAAGATTGTCAGAACAAAAAATAAAAGACCAAACTGATGCAATTATAGATACGAATAAGGCAATTAATGACGGATTAATAAAAAAAGGAACTATGATTCACGGAAACGAAAGAACTGCAGATGAGTTATCAAAAACACTAGACAGTATACTTTATGCTAAACATGCAATAAATGTAAACAAAAGATTAGGAGATAATGCAGCAGGTATCAATACAAAGTCAGCACAGCTAATACTAGATAAAGCAAAAAAGAATGGAACAATGGATTTGTTAAATGCAGAAATAAAAGAACTACAATTTTTATCAAGAAAAATATTAGACACAGCAGAAGCAGGTGGATTGGTTTCTAAAAAACAAGCAGACATTTGGAGAAAAGAAAGACCTGATTATGTTCCATTAAATAGAATAAACGATGAAACAGATATACCGTCTTACTTTAATCCTAGAAATACAGTAGGGGAAGTAACTAGTACAGGCATAAAAACACAAAAAGGAAGTGACTTAGAAGTAGCTTCTATAAGACAGAATATAAACGAAAATTTAGCACAAACAATAAGACGTGCAGAAACAAATAAAGCAAACATAGCATTTAAAAAATTATTAGATCAGAACAAAGATATAGCTGATGTGTTTGTAAAAACAAGAAAAGATGCTACGCCATACTTTAAACAAACTGACAAAACTACTTTTCAAGATAATGTAAAACCTAGTGATAATACATTAAGTATATTCGAAAACGGAGAAAGAACTTTAATTAGTTTTAAAGACCCAAAACTCGCAGCTGCATTTAAAGGAAGAAGAAAAGATATTAATAACGAATTTGTTAAAGGTATATTTAATGCTGCTACATGGATAAACAGAAGACTAGGTAGCTTATATACAAGGTACAGCCCTGAGTTTATGATACCTAACTTATCTAGAGATAGAACAGAATCATTTGTAAATAGTATTACTAAAATGGGTATTAAGGGTGATGTTACTAAAGATTCTTTACAGCTTCTCAATCCAAAAAACATAGGCGCAGATATGAAAACTGTCTATAAAATGGAAAAAGGAACAAAACCAACAAATCCAAACGAGGAAAAATTATTTAAACAATATAAAGAGTTTAAAGAAAGTGGAGGAGCTGTTGGTGGATATGGTTTATCTACAGTACAACAAGTAGAAGATAAAGTTGCTAGTCTAGCTAACATGACAAAAGATGGAAGTTTTTTTACTGCAGGTATGAAACAAAAGGCAGAAAAAATAGATGATGCTATAAACGATTTTAATAAAATGTTTGAAGATGGCACAAGATTTGGTGTTTTTAGAATGATGAGAAACAAAGGATATAGTGCTGATAAAGCGGCATTGGCAGCAAGAAACTCATCGTTTGACCCTACATTAGGCGGTAAAAATGTAGGAATAATAAGAGCAGGTTATTTGTTTGCTAACCCTGCTATACAAGCTAACAAAATACTTTATGGTAATGTAACAAAAAGTAAAAAGAATTTATTTGCTACGTTAGCTGGACTAACAGCAATAACAAGCGGATTAGATTTTTATAATAGTCAAGTCGATCCAGAGTGGAGAGAAAAAATTAAATCTACTAATGGAAGTAATTGGATAACAAACAGAAATTTAGTATTTATGATGCCACCTTCTATGCAAACAGAGGGAGAAGAACTTAAATATTTTTCATTACCTATAGGTTATGCTCTTGTTCCTTTAAAAGTTAGCATGGATAAAATGCAACAATATTTTTCTGGTGGACTAAAAGAAGATGGTGGTACTGTAGCTAATGAAATTAGAAATGAGTTTTTAGATACATTAAACCCATTTGGTGGAAGTCTTGTTCCTACACCAGTAAGACCATACTTTGAACTTATGGCTAATGAAGACGGATTGGGAAGGGCAATTAGACCTGAGTGGTTAGAAAATGAAAACATGCACAGTTCTGAAAAAATATATCCATGGACAGCTAGAACATATGGTGGAGAAATGGCAATGGCATTAGCTGATACTGCTAAAAATCTAGGATATGAAGTGTCTCCTGAAAGTTTAAAATATTTAGCAGGTACATATTTTGGTGGACCTGGGCAATTTTTACAAAGAATATTAAATGTAACAAGTAAACTTTATAATGGAGAGACACCATCACCAAGAGATATTCCTGTGTTAAGAAGATTTTTTGGCGAAAGCTATGAAGATATATTCGAAAAAAGAGCAGGTAAGTTTTCTGAAATATCAGAAATAGCTAAAGAAGATAATACAGAAAAGTCTAGAAATACTAGAATTGCATATGACATTTTTAATAGAATGGAAGAAGCAAAACCAGAAGAAAGAAGACAAATATTAGCAGATGAAATATTAAAAAATCCACAAAACATAAACGAAAAAGTTTTAAATAACATAGCAAAAAGAATTAAAAATGCTGAGTTAGGACTAACGTCTACTGATGCTAGAGTTAAATCATTAACAATAGACAAAAGAGCGCAATATTTAGTTAAGCAAATGGAAAACATGACTATTCCTGAAATACAAAAATTCATTAAAGATCAGCAGTCTAAAGGTATACTAACTGCAAATGTTGAAGAACAATTGGTTAAATTAAAAGAATTTAGAGATATTAAATTAAGGAAAGTTGAATGATACCTTTTGAAGTTATAACAATGCTTGGCTCTAGTTTATTTACTGGACTACTTTCTATATGGTCACAAAAATCTAAAGACGCAGCAGACCAACAAAAGTATCTTATGCAAAGAGCAGAGATAAATCGTGCATCAGTAGAAGATGCAAGAAAAGATAACAGTCAATATCAATCTACAACAAGAAGATGGATGGCATTATTAGCTGTGTTTTTTATTATCTGTTTACCTAAGATAGCAGTATTCTTAGACCCATCAGTACAAGTACACCTTATGTATCTTGAACAAGTTAAAGAGGGTTGGTGGATATTCGGCAGTATAGAAGAAGTTACAACATTTCAAGTAATATCAGGTGTAGTTATTACTACAGCAGACACGCATTTTTTAGCAGCGATATCAGGATTCTATTTCGGTTCCGCTGCAACAAGGAGATAACATGGTAGCTAAAAGATATCAAAGCAAAACTGGTGGATTAAACGAAGCAGGAAGAAAACATTTTAAACGTACTACAGGTGCTAATTTAAAAAGACCTGTAACAGGTAAAGTAAAGCCAGGTTCTAAAGCAGCAGGAAGACGTGCAAGTTTTTGTGCAAGAATGTCTGGTGTTAAAGGTCCTATGAAAGACTCTAAAGGAAGACCAACTCGTAAAGCACTAGCACTTCGTAAGTGGAAATGTCGTGGATAGAATATATATAGCACTTGTTGTAATAATTGTATTAATTTTAGGTTACGCAATAGAAGATGCTGTATCAGATACCTCGTCAACAGGTGCAACAACAAATAATCAGACAAATGCTTCGGGCAGTAATACCTCTATATCAGGTGGTTACTCGCAAGAAACAACAAATAACTATACTGGCGGACAAACTAATACCACAACTAATTCTACAACTAATAACTCCAATCAAGAGACTGCTGTTAATTCTGCAACAGCACCTGCTATGTCAGTATATGGTCAAGACAGTTGTGTAATACCCCTTTCTATTGGCATGACTGTTATTGGCTTTAGCACATCTATGGGTACTTATTATCACGATATGGAATGTGAACGCAGAAAGAAAGCTAAACTGCTTAATGGTTTAGGTATGAAAGTCGCAGCAATATCATTGATGTGCCAAGACAAGTCTGTTTGGAAATCTATGATGGATGCAGGTACACCATGTCCTATAGATGGATTGATTGGTGAACAAGCTAAACAACGATGGGATGAACTCGGTAATGAAAAAGTTTTTGATACTGTTAATGCTACCTCTAGTGGCAAATTCAGACACCACAGAAAATCTCCTTAACCAACAAATTTATGATGGCAATAGCTTTGCCAATGGTTGGTCTGGAACAAATGACCACAATCATGGCAATAATATTGCAGCAGGTGTTGATGGAGAATACATAGAAAATAGTATCTCATTACAAAATAATGCAGGATTATCTAAAGGTATTATTAATAATGGGTTTACATCTACGGCAGGTGCAGATATTTGGTTCTGGAATCAGATAGAACAAAACGTAGAGATAACACAAACTTTAGTAGATGATAATGGCAATGTAACTACACAGACTAAAACTATAAACAACGATGGTTGTTATTATTGCACACATACTGATTCAATTATTATTGGTAATAATAGCCAAGAAGATTACGATATAACAGTTAGATATACTTTTAATGAGAACAGTAATTCTATATCTCATTATGGTGCTGACCTAAAAAGTCCTACATTGTTTATCGAGTATGATCCTGTAGTAGTAGATGTTGCAACACAATCAGCTATTACAGAAATATCGAATGATATACAAGAGATATATATAGAAGAATTTGTTTACGAAGAACCTATTATTGAAGAAGTGGTA